CAATATTACCGGATGGCCGCGCGATTTTTTGCCCCCCCTACGTGGCGCAACGGAGGCCACTCGATGCCGCCCCCTCCTCTCTTTAATTTAAATTAAAGACCGTTACTTTCGTTATGACCAATGAAATTGCGTCTGACATGCTTAGATATTTGCGACAACTTGGGCCCGAAGTTGTTTTATGACCTTATAAAGGAAAGATATCTCGGCCCACTCTCTTTAATTCAAAATGCCCAAGCGGGACGCCCCATGGCGCACAATGGCGGGAACCTCGAAGGTAAGCCGCAACGCCAACTATTCTCCACGTGGCGGAAGTGGGCCGAAAGTGTCACGGGCCTCTGAATGGGTTAATAGGCCAATGTACAGGAAGCCCAGGATATACCGGACTATGCGGACGCCCGACGTTCCCAGGGGGTGTGAAGGCCCGTGCAAAGTCCAGTCCTACGAGCAACGTCACGATATTTCTCACGTTGGAAAGGTAATGTGTATATCCGATGTGACTCGTGGTAACGGTATAACCCACCGTGTGGGGAAACGTTTTTGTGTGAAGTCTGTGTACATTCTAGGTAAGATATGGATGGACGAGAACATCAAGTTGAAGAACCACACGAACAGTGTCATGTTCTGGTTGGTTAGAGACAGACGACCCTATGGCACACCCATGGATTTTGGACAGGTGTTCAACATGTTCGACAACGAGCCGAGCACTGCTACGGTTAAGAACGATCTACGCGATCGTTTCCAAGTCATGCACAAGTTTTACGGTAAGGTCACCGGTGGACAATATGCCAGCAACGAGCAGGCTATTATACGGCGATTCTGGAGGGTCAACAACTACGTTGTCTACAACCACCAGGAAGCTGCGAAGTACGAGAATCATACGGAGAACGCTTTGCTATTGTACATGGCATGTACACATGCCTCTAACCCCGTGTATGCTACGCTTAAGATCCGGATCTATTTTTATGATTCGATCTTGAATTAATAAATTTTGAATTTTATTGCATGATTTTCAAGTACATAGCTTACATAAGACCTATCTGTTGCGAAACGAACAGCTCTAATTACATTATTAACTGAAATTACGCCTAATTGATCTAGATACATATTGACTAACTGTCTAAATCTAGCTAAATAAGTTGACCCAGAAGCTGTCATCGATGTCGTCCAGACCTGGAAATTCAGGTAAGCTTTGTGGAGATGCAACGCTCTCCTCAGGTTGTGGTTGAACCGTATTTGCAGATGATACACCCTGGTCCTGGTGTATAGCAGATCCTCTACTCCGTATATCTTGAAATAGAGGGGATTTGTTATCTCCCAGATATACACGCCATTCTCTGCCTGACGTACAGTGATGAGTTCCCCTGTGCGTGAATCCATGCCCGCTGCAACCTATGTGGAAGTATATGGTGCACCCGCACTGTAAATCAATGCGCCTCCTTCTAGTTGCCCTCTGCTTGGCTCTCCTGTGTGCCTTCTTTATAGAGGGGGGATTCGAGGGTGATGAAGACAGCATTCTTCAACGTCCAGTTTTTGAGGGATGCATTTTCCTCTTTCTCCAGGAAATCTTTATAGCTAGCACCCTCACCAGGATTGCAGAGCACGATTGATGGAATCCCCCCTTTAATTTGGACAGGCCTACCATATTTACAATTTGATTGCCAGTCTTTTTGGGCACCCAGGAGCTCTTTCCAATGCTTTAGCTTTAGGTAATGCGGTGCAACGTCATCAATGACGTTGTATTCAACTAAATTGGAATAGACACGAGCATTGAAATCGAGATGACCAGAAAGATAATTATGTGGGCCTAACGCACGTGCCCACATCGTCTTCCCCGTTCGACTATCACCTTCAACTATCAAACTAACTGGTCTCTCCGGCCGCGCAGCGGAACCTCTCCCAAAATAAGCATCTGACCATTCTTGCATCTCGTCAGGCACGTTAGTGAAAGAGGAGAGGGGAAACGGAGGAACCCATTGTTCCGGAGCCTTACTGAAAATCCTATCTAGGTTACTGGATAGGTTGTGATACTGGAAAAGAAACTTCTCCGGCAGTTTTTCTTTTATGATTTTCATGGCTTCCTCCTTTGTTCCAGCATTTAACGCCTCGGCGGCTGCGTCATTAGCTGTTTGCTGACCGCCTCTAGCACTTCTACCGTCGACCTGGAACAATCCCCATTCAATGGTGTCCCCCTCCTTCTCAACGTAGGACTTGACGTCGGAGCTCGATCTAGCACCCTGTATGTTTGGGTGGAATAGTTTTGACCTATTTGGGGACACCAGATCGAAGAATCGTTTATTCGCGCATTGGTATCTCCCTTCGAATTGGATGAGCACGTGTAGATGAGGTTGCCCATCTTGATGAAGCTCTCGACAAATCTTGATGAACTTCTTGTTTGTCGGAGTGTTTAGGTTTAATAGTTGAGAAAGTGCCTCTTCTTTAGTAAGAGAGCACTGAGAATAAGTAAGGAAATAATTCTTTGCGTTCCACTTCTTAGGCGGTGGCATATTTGTAATAAAACGCATACACCAATTGGTGTCTCGCTCAAAAGTCCATATGAATCGGTGTATAAGTGTCTTATTTATAGTAGAAGTTCCTTCGCTTAGATCTGCCACGTGGCGGCCATCCGCAC